GTTCGGGGCAAATTGATCCGGAATATCTAGTAGCACAAAACTTTCAACAGGCCTTTTTAGATAATGGTCAGACCAACCTAGTAAGCGTAAGGTTAGACATATTAGGAGATCCATACTGGCTTACAGACAACGGCATTGGGGGATACTTACCCGGTCCCGGCCAAACAGAAATGATCACTGAAGATGGATCAGCGAACTACGAAATGGGAGACATTTATATCTATGTAAGATTTAGATCTCCATTGGATGTTGATACTATGTCCGGTATGTATGATTTTTCTAACGGTAGTGTAGACAGTCCTTTTAGCGGCATTTACAAAGTTACTAAAGTAGAAAGTAAATTCAGTGGAGGCACGTTTACACAAAATTTAGAATGTTTGAGGATGCCGAAACAACCAAATGATTTCTCCAGTCCTGTTACTCCTGATAATAAATCTCTTTACGATCTTAATAAAGCGGCTCCGGAGGACAATGGAATACTTGATGATGACGATTCTATAGATCAAGGTCCGACACTATTGGCAGGTGGCGACAACGGCCCAGAAGAAGATAACACTGAAATAACCTATGATGCTTAAGGAAAAAAATGGCAACTGATGTAAGAAAACCAGAAAATACTAGAACATCTGATCTTGGAAGCGGACCCTATCTTGCCAAGATAGTAAGTCATATTGATCCCGCATTCATGGCCGGACTCGAAGTAACCTTGTTGAGAGATTCTGGAAACCAAATAGGTGAAGATACTCAAACTTATATTGTGAAATATCTTACACCTTTTTATGGTAGTACTGCCTACGAATTTATGGGGCAGAATAAAGAAAACGATCAAGCATTTGCCGACACACAAAAATCATACGGAATGTGGTTCTCACCACCTGATATCGGAGTTACTGTAATGGTGGTGTTTGTCAACGGAGATCCTGCTGACGGATATTATATCGGTTGTGTTCCGAGTAGATTTACCAACCATATGATTCCAGCCATTGGGGGATCTACTACCCTTGATATAACTGCAGATGATAAGAAAAAATACTCAACATCTCAACCCCTGCCAGTCGCAGAAGTTAATAGACGTGCAAATGATTTAGGTAATTCAACAGCGATTGATAAAATTAAAAAACCGGTCCATCCTATCTCGGATAGATTTTTAGAACAAGGTACGTTGGAGGATGATGTGCGAGGAGTAACAACCTCAACGGTTAGAAGAAACATACCTAATATGGTGTTCGGAATATCTACTCCTGGACCTGTTGATAAAAGATCAAGTGCAAAAAAAGAATTTGTGGGTAGAAAAGATTCTAAATCTCCTTCGCCGGTTTTCGTTGGTCGATTAGGCGGTACTCAATTTGTAATGGACGACGGAGATGATCAATACCAAAGAAAAACACCAGCCAGCGAAGGTCCTGTTGATTATGCAGATGTTCTTAACGGAGAATCGGGACAACCTGATATTCCTTATAACGAATATTTTCGTATTAGGACACGCACAGGCCATCAAATTCTACTCCACAATTCTGAAGATTTAGTTTATATAGGAAATGCAAGAGGTACAACTTGGATAGAATTAACTAGCAACGGAAAAATAGACATTTATGCTAAAGATAGTATTTCGATCCACACTGAGAATGATTTTAATTTTAGAGCAGACAGAGATATTAATATAGAAGCAGGAAGGAACATCAATATTAAGGCCACTGCAGATTATAGCCAAGAAGCAGAAACTGATGATAACGGTTTTGACAGCGGAAGAATTCATATCGAAAGCAAACATGATTATAAGTTAATAATCGGTGCTAACGGTTATGTTACAACTACAAAGAATTTTAATGTAGCAACCACTGTAGCAAATTATTTTTCTGCAGGCGGGAATACAAATATCCTTAGCGGCGGAACTCACTTCGAAACAGCAGCGACGATTCACATGAATGGTCCGGCAGCAACGCCTGCAACTCCCACAATAACTTTGCCTACTAAGGATAATATTGTAACAGACAATACGTTAGATTGGGCTAAAACAAAGTATATTGCAGAAGAACCGCTAAAGAGTATAATGGCTAGAGTACCAATGCACGAACCATGGCCGCTCCATGAAAATCAGGCTCCTCAGTTCGTTACACCTGAGTTTACAGATAGAGAATCATAAAATGGCAAAATTATATAATCAACAGACAGTAGCAAAAAATATTGTATCTGTAGGACAGGAGGGATCTAATGTCCACACGTATAAGGGATTTAGTTCTGCTGAGAACAAAACAGGATTTAGAATATTTGATATTGATCTAGTAAAAAGAGACTTGTTGAATCATTTCTATATTCGCAAAGGCGAAAAATTAGAAAATCCAAATTTTGGAACAATAATCTGGGACATGCTGTTTGAACCATTTACAGAAGATATTAAAAAAGCCATAGCCAAAGATGTAGAGCAGATAATCAATTACGATCCTAGAATACAGGTTAATTCCGTATTAGTTGACAGTACAGATCAAGGCATTAGGATCGAAGCGGAATTGGTTTATCTTCCTTTTAACATTAGCGAAGCAATAACGTTTGATTTTGATAGACAAAACAGACAAGTTTTATGAGCAGTTAATGATGCCAAATAAATATTAGATCAGGACATAAAAATGACAACTAATAGGTTAAACAACTTAATTTTAAATCAAGATTGGACGAAGATATATCAGACGTTTAAGAATGTAGATTTCAAATCTTACGACTTTGAAAATCTCCGCAGAGTAATCATTGAGTATATCAGAGAAAATTACCCAGAAGATTTTAATGATTATGTTGAAAGTTCAGAATACCTAGCCCTAATTGATGCAATAGCGTTCCTAGGACAAAGCCTAGCGTTTCGCGTTGATTTAGCCAGTAGAGAAAATTTTATTGAACTAGCAGAAAGAAGAGAAAGTGTGCTTAGACTAGCACGTATGCTTAGTTATAATGCCAAGCGAAATATATCATCTTCTGGACTACTTAAATTTGATACTGTTAGTACAACAGAAAATATACTAGACAGCAACGGAAGAAATTTATCTCTGCAAACAGTTGTATGGAATGATCCCACTAACCCCAACTGGAACGAGCATTTTATTTTAATTCTGAATGCTGCGATGGCAGATAATACTGAAATAGGAAGAAGCCAAGGAGTCGACACTATTCAGGGCATTACGACAGAACAATATAGGTTTAGGTCTTTTAATAGGGATGTTCCTGTGTTTTCTTATACCAAATCTGTGGCTTCGAGGTCAATGGCCTTTGAAATAGTTAGCACATCATTTAAGGGTAAAGAATTCATTTATGAAGAAGCACCATATCCCGGCAATCAGTTAGGTTTTGTTTATCGTAATGACGGTAAAGGCCCAGGAAGTGCAAATAATGGTTTCTTCTTAATGTTTAAACAGGGTTCTCTTGAATTAGCAGATTTTAGTATCGCTATACCTACAGCAAATGAAAAAGTTTCTATCGATGCTGCCGGAATTAACAATGACGACCTATGGTTATTCAGTCTAGATTCAAATGGTTTACAATCTGATGAATGGGTTAAAGTTTCGTCTATGGTTGGTAATAATATTGCCTATAATAGTTTAAAGAACAATGTAAGAAATTTTTATTCAGCAATAACGAAAGAAAATGACAAGGTTGATTTACAATTTTCTGATGGGGTATACGGAAACCTTCCTCAGGGAAATTTTAGAGTTTATTATAGAGTAAGCAACGCTTTAAGTTATAGCATCATTCCTAATGACATGAGAGGAATTAGTATAGGAATTCCTTATATCAATTCTAAAGGTGAAGCACACACATTAACTGTAACAATGAGTTTAAAATATACAGTTACAGGATCTTCTCCTAGCGAAACATTGGATTCTATTAGACAAAATGCTCCTGCCACATACTATACACAGAATAGAATGATTACTGCTGAGGATTATAATCTTGCACCTCTGTCAACAAGCCAA